GATGTCAGCAGCACGNAGGGACACGCCGTCCACAAAGGTCGTGCCGAGTGTCGAAATGTCAGTGTTGCGGCTGATCGTAACTGTGTAGTTGGCAGGCAGCGCAGTTGGCGTGTTGTCAGTAATGGTGCCGTCAGCAACCACGCGCGCCTTGAAGCTACCGTCTAGGAAAATCTCAAAGTCAAACGCGCTGACCACGTTGCCGCTTGCATCAAAGACGCTGACAACAATGTCTGCTTCGCGCAGGAAGGGAAACGTAATGGCAAACTCGGTCGTACTGCCATCCGCCGTGTAAGTATTCGGGTTGTATGCCATTCGTAATTAATCCTTTGGCGTAAGTACATCGAGGCCAAACGACGGTTGCTTACCGGCTAATATGGCGCTCGCAGTGTTGGTTATTGGCTTGATGTATGGCAGGTCAGAACCGCCGCCGAGCATAACACGAAGCATCTGCGCAGTCGAACTTTCGGTCGCGTTCCCGGTTGCCAGTCGGTATGCACCACCGAACGCATTAAGACCTGTTTGCATGACGCTGAAGGTAGGTGCAGAAGGGATAGCACCCCGACTAACTGGCGTTCCTGTAACCATTGAGCTAACGGCACTAATTGGATACGACGCGACACTGAGCGGTGCTGAAATGCTAGGCATGTAGCCAATGCTGAACATGACCACGTTGGCCGGGTTAAGTGCTTTCTTGAACCGTTCGCGGCGCTTCTGCTCAGACATGCCTAGTGTCGTGGCATACGTGCGCGAGAAGTACATGCCAAGGCTGGCAAGGAAGCTAGACATAAGGATGATGTTAGCGGTCTCAGTGTCACCTGCACGGTAGCGTGCCAGCAAAGCCACACCCTGCTTCTCAAGCGAGTTAAATGCATACGTCTGAAACTGCATGAAGTATTTGAGCATACCGCCTTGCATCCACGCTGGCGCGAAGCCACGGTTAGCTTCCTGCACTGCGGTATACATGCGGTCCATGATTGCCATTTCTAGGTCGCGCGCTAACTGTGCTGCTTCCGGCCCGTCTTGCGCCCAGCGGTTCAAGCCAAGGCTGCGCACTGTGTCCGTTTCGGCATTGATTGCTGCGTACTTGTCAATGAGGCGCTTAGCCAACTGCTGCTTTTGTGGCGTGTCGAGTTTGAAGTAGACTTTTAGGTCGTGTTGGCTGAAAGGCTTGGGGCGACCTTGCGCCCAATTGCGCAGGCGGTTGATTGACCGGCTGTAAGTCAGCACGCGGGTTGCTGTAGTCGTAGGGCGCAGCAGGTTAGCCTTCATCATCCTGTTACGGAAGTCGCTTGAGAAGTTGTAGACCTTAGCGTCCATTGTGTTGCGAGCTACGCGAAACTCCATGTCCACGTTGTCAAAGCCGCGCGCACTGGCAGGGTCGAAGTCAAGAAGCGCCATGATGTCTTGCTGGAACTCGTCGTCAATTACCTCACCGCGCCCAACGCGCCGCATGGCGTCCCATACTTCCGTGATCTGATTCAGCTCCTTGAGCGTCGGTATGCCCATCTGCGCTAGGACTGCGACGGCTTCTGGTATCTGTGCGAACACGACACCCGGCAGGAACACAGAAGTCGCAAAGTTCTTAGCAGCGCCCAGCCACGTACCAAACGGCGTGTCTAAGCTGGTGCTGTTAGCACTTACCCAATCAGGTACGTCAATCATTGTCTGTAAGGCGCGAGCGTCTGAGTACCCAGCGTTCTGTAAGATGTCGTAGATAGCAGAATTGACGCGCATCTTTTCGCGCTTAATTGCCGCCTTGCTCATCTTGCTTTTGTCTAGCTTACGAAAGCGTTTCTTAGCCGCCTCAACAATGTCCATTGGCTCTTCAAAGATACCACGCTGCGCCATACCGATCTTGCGGTTAGAGCCACGCGAGTAGCGAGAAGCTAGGTCAAACGAGTCATTGTTCAGCAGGTCACTGACACGAATAAAACCCGGTCGGCTGGTGCGCTTTTCGCCTAGCACTTCAGTCAGTAGTGCATCTATGGCGTTAATGTCTTCCGGCGTCAGCGCGTCATCCAAGTCACTAAGGCGCATTTCAAACGTGTCATCCATTGCAACACGACGGTTGAGCGGCCCGAACTCACTAGCCTCCTTACCCTCCATGCGCTTAGTGAAGATGTCCTTGACCATTTGCTCGACGTCTTCAGTCAGGATGTCTAGCCCTACAGCCCCGCCCAAGTTCCGGTCGTTCATGCTACGGATGACTGACTGTTCTAGGTCGTCAAGCCGGATGACTTGCGTTTGCTCGTCACGGCCTGCCGCTACCCGGTCTGTTACTGACCGCATAAAGCCACGCCCAAAGCGCTCATAGTACCGCGCGCTGGCTAACTTAACGTCGTCTAGGTGCTTGGCAAGAAGCTGTTCTGGCGTTAGCTGGCCTAAATATTCTTTGCCACGCAGGTTAATCTCACGGTCAGCTAGCTTCTTTGCGATTAGCTCTAGGTTCTCCCCTTGCTCTGCGCGGACTGCCCCCGCTATCAGCTTGCCCAGCATGCCTTCTCTTAGGTCCGCAGGCAGGCGCTCGTAGATAATCGGAATGTTGATCTGGTCCCAAAGGCGCGGTGTGTACTCGCTGCCCTTTTTAAAGGTCAGTATGTCCGCATTGCCCACTTGCGCGTCCATCTGCTGAACTCGCTTTGTCTCGTAAAACTCATCCCAATACTGCGACACTACGCTGTCGAACTCGCCTGACAGTGTGTCTAATTCGCGCTGCGTGATGTTTAACTGGTCAGCAGTTGGCTCGCCGCCTTTGCCTTTGAAACGCCGGTACTGCGTGAAGACAGTGTTGCCTTTGTCATACGACATGCCCAGCGTCTTATAGACAGGTATCAACATGTTCTTTGCGTGGTTAAGTATCTTGCTGTCTTCAAAGTCCAGCTTCATGTAGACCACCGCAATGTCCGTCTCGCGCCCAACAACCTGACCGTTTTCCTCTAGGATAATACCGCCGAAGCGCTTTACGGTTTCTGACAGTTGCGTGTCGCTAGTCATCATGCCTGCGCGCCGTGGCGTACCCCACTCTAGGATGCTACCAAGTCCGCTGTCTGCAAGGAAAGGCTTAGCGTCTAGGTACGTGGCTCCGGTGCCTGCAACAATGTTTCGCTGGATGCTAGGCGGAAACGCTTGCTTAGCCTTCACCGGGTTCTTACCGGCCAGTACGCCTACAGTGCCTTCGATAGCGCCGCCGATAAGTGCGCGTGTCAGGCTCATGCGGTTCTCGTCCATTGCAGCAGACTCAAGGCCCATCACGCCAGTCTCTGCCGCTGCACCAATGCCAAAGCCTGTGGCTGCACGGGTCAGCATACCCGCACGCACAGACGCTGCTGCGCCGCCGCTTGCTAGGTAAATCAGGTTGCTGGCCGGGTCGAAGATGCTGGCCGTAATCTCACTCGACAGCGCAATGCGGTCTTTGTCAGGTAGCGCAGCAAGGTCTTGAGCGCGCTGTCTGACTAGCTCGTCAGTGCGCTGTGGGTCTAGGCCAAGGGACGCAATCTCGCTGTACTGGTAGCGAAGGTCGTCCATGCGCTCTAGGTTCAAGCCGTACTCGTTGGCTAGCCCCATCGTGTAGGCAAGCTGCTCGTCTGTAAGCTCAGTCGGCTTGTCAAACGGGTTCACCTGCGCTTGGAACAGCCGCCGTTCGTCGTCATAGACTTCAGCAGAGTTACTGCTTGCAGCGTCGAGCAGCGGGGCCACGTAAGGCGTCGGGTTGTAATTAAGGAACTGCGCTTTAACGCCCGTCCACCAGTCATATGTTGGCTTCTGAGTACCGCCTAAAATCTCTACCATGCTAGCGTACCTCGAACAGTTGTGCGTTCAAAAGCCCGTTGCTGATTGCGTCAGTTGGTATAGCGATACCACCTTGCAGCCCGTAGCTTATCGGTATGTTGTCGATCTCTACCTCACCCGGCGCGATGTCTCGCACGTCGTCAGGCACAAAGTACAGGTAGCCAACTGTGCTGCGTGAGCTAGGCAGTGGGTTATCGTAGCTGCGCTTGTCTTTAAGGAAGCTCTTGCCTGTGTCAGTCAGGATAGGCTGAAGCTCACCTACTCGTACCTCACGCACACTTGGCTCGCCATTTGCACCAATGACCGGAATGCCGATTGAGCCAACGCCTTCAAGGTCAAGAAACTCGTTACTGTCAATGAAGATTGCCCGTTGCGACTGTGCTGTAATCTCGCCTGTCACTGCATCCTGTGCGTTTTGGGTCACGGTCACGAACCGCGCC